ATCGTCTTGAACGAAGCGCAGAGGGGGAGGGCTAAGAAGGTCCAGGAGAGCGTCCCGCAACCGGGGGTTAGGGTCGACATTGGTGACCCGCGTGACTCGTCTTTTGGTCATTGTGTTAGCCCTCTTGCCTGACTGGTGTCAGTCAGCACAGTGGTCATCAAGTCATACCACTGTTTTTGCGCTTCGGTCAAGCGGGGAGACTCGCCCCTAGGGGGCGGGGCGACCCTCCGGGTCGCGTGCCAGCGGCAGTCAATACAGCTTTTCAAGAGAGGTTCTCCATGAAGAATGGCCCGTTGAAGGGCCATTGTTTTACTTCGCAGCCTTAGGAGGCGGGGGGTTGTTGAGAATTTCCAGCTCCTGTTCTAGGTTCCCCAGCTCGGCTTTCATCAGGCCGATTTTGAACTGGAGGTATTGAGTCTGGACGCGGAGCATTTTCGCCGCGTCCTTCTTGTACTCCCGCAGATCCTGCGAGAGAACGGTCAGCATCGAAGGCAGCTTGCTGTTCATAGGTAGTTTCCCATTCAGAGAGTGGATCCGGTGGATCATCGGGAATGTCGAAATCATCGGCATCCTCGAAGGTCTCCAGTCCTTGAGCAGCAGCAGATTGTGAAAGCTCGCGCCTCACCATTTGTTTGATCTGCTCTTGGATCGTGGGGGGACGGCGCCATTGTATGGGCACTTCCACAGGAATTGGGTCCGGTATTTCGCGGCCACGTTCATCATGAGGCATGGTATCTCCTTAGAAGATGTGGGATGAGCCAGAAGGCGCGACCATTCTACGCGCCTGGATCGAGTGATTTGCCATGACCCACAGGACATCCTCGTCCTGCACAGCGTTGACCCGCTTGGTGGGATCGCAACTGACGAAGGAGGCATTGAGCACCGGGTCCGCGGCGAAGACGCGGGCATAGTGCCAGAAATCAAGAGTGTCACGGAAGGAGCCAGCTACACCAGACTCCGCACGGCGGTACTCATCATAACGGTCCTGGTAGCCGAAGATGCCATCAGGGGTTGTGTGATCCGCGTACACCTCTTTGTTGAGTATCTCCTGCTGGCCAATGTGTTGAAGCTCCTTTTGAAAGAAGTCTTCCTTTGTTGACCTGGTCAAGGAGCGGTGGATTCCCTGGGTGTAGATGGTTTTGGGACGTACGGACATGAGAGTGAAGACATACCCATGTTCCTCGATGAAGCGACGATAGCGATTAGAGCGCACTGCTCCAATACCGTGACCTTTGAGTGATCCAATAGCTTCAGCAGGATCCTCTCCAGCTCCAGTTTTGAGCACCTCGGAGAATTGGATAGTTTGTTTTCCTCCGCCGAGATATTCAGGTCGCTGTAGGCGAGCGTCCGAACTGCGCACCCCGAGGTAACGCAGATATTCAGTGTAGCGAGAACCGTAACGAGCACGAGCCTCCTCGTAGCGTTGAAGAGCAAAGGCACGACGAATGTCGTTGATGTTTGCAGCGGTTGCATTTGTCAAGTCTGCAATAAGGCCAGAGGGATTGGCCAGGCTGATATTGCCATCGACGGGCCCGTTGTTTGGGTTGAGGCGCATCACGCCAGGTGAAGATTCCACGGTAGCGTTACGTGCAGTGTAAGCACCAGCACCAGAGACAGCCCAAGAAGGAGTGCCACTAACAGGAGCAGAAACACCCAGAGGTAACGAGACATCAGGGCCTTTTTGGGTCCAGGGCCGGGCGGAAGTGAAGTAGTCCTTTTCCCAAGCACAGGATTTGAGGAAGTGATCGGTAGTTGTATCCAGGCCAGAGGCTTCTGAAATGACCGCTTCCGCTTCAAGATCCTGGTCCCGATAGAACTCGTTCCAGATTTTTTGATAGCCACGGAAAGGAAGGGCAGAAACGGCGTGAGAGCCTGGCGGAACGCCGAGATAGTCAGCGAGACCGCCGATAGCCCAGGCTGTGTTTTTTGTGGGGAGGACAGAGGCGTCCATTCCGTCAGGGCCACCAGTAATGAAATCCTCCCAGTCTTCCCAGACCAATCGATGAGGAACGAACCAGTGATGAATACGGACCTGTACCGGGTGCATGACGGGAGCGAGAAGCGGCGACACCCGAACCAGCAGAGACGTTGATTGTTGAAGTGTGTCACCAGGTAGAACCTCCGTGAGACCGATGGGCACGAGTTTGCCCATATCGCAGGAAAGGAGTTTGTAGTGAGAGAGGGAGAATTTCGAGCGCTTCATAAGATTGTCCTTTTGAACTTTTGACGAGCATTTTGACGGGCGACCACTCCGTCAGATTTATTCCAGTCTACATATGGCTTCGACGTTTTGTACGAAATAGTGCCATGAGCTTCGCGCATAGCGAGCAATTCCGCTTTACGTTCCTCCGCTTTTTGAGAGGGCGAATTTTCATTTTCCATTCCTACTGCCAGGCGCACCTTGCCGACGATATAGCGTCCGAGAGGGTACATTTTTTGATCGATGCGAGCCGTTTGAGGTACATCCCCGTTCTTTGCGACCCAGAGAGCGCCTCCAGAACTACGACTCAATTGTGAACCCAGATTATCAGCAGCTTTTTTGCCGATGCCCGGATTGCGAGACATCAGGGCGAACTCCGGTTCTTGACCTGGTAAAAGGCGCTTGTCTTTGGGGTTAGTGAGTTTCTTTGTGGTATATCCAGCGACATAAGAGCAGGACTCCCGGGTTACTGAACCGATATGAATGTTACCCAGCGCCCAGGCTGCATTTATAGCAGCATGATCATTAGGACCCAGACCATACAGGATGACATGATAGTGAGCGCGCCCGGTACGTTCACCATATTCCCCGACTCCGAAGAATCGAAGGGTTGCCGGTTCGTGAGCTTTGCGAAGGCGCTTAAGAAAGAGTTGCAGATCGCGTTTGCGGACAGTGTTGCCTGGTGGAAGGTTTTCATCCGAGTAAGTGAGGGTGACAAAACACGCCTCGTAATGTGAATACAGCTCCAATGAGAGCCGTGCCGTCCAGACGCGCCTTTTATTGATGCGACAGGGCATGCATTGCCCGCAAGGGAGCGGTATTAGCCCACCTTTAAGGAATGGTGAGCGGCAGAGCATTACAGACGATTGCCAATGCGACGAGGACCGCGAGAACCACGACGGGAGCGTGAGAAGACGCGACGACCACGACCATAGCGACGACGACCACGACGGAATGCCATATTTACTCCTTAACGGGCCTCACGGCCCCAAGATCCGCGCTTTTGATTGAAACCACGGTTGCGCGCGTTATACAACCGATTCCTTTGAGAATTTGCCCAGTCATTCAGATCCTGGGCAGCCTGCTCGATAGCCTTTTGTTTTTGCCAGATGTATTCGAACGTCGGTTCTGCCTTCTTGAGAAGGTAGTCATCCACCTGTTGTTCATTGCCCTTGTAGAGGAGCCAGTATTTCATGGCTTCCATATCTTCCAATTGATCCGAAAGTGTGGGCGTCAGCATGTTTGCTTTGAAGGGACCGAAGTCAACTTCAGAGTATGCGGCAGAAGCAGGGCCTGCCGTGATGTGGGGGGCATTCGGCCTGGTAGCCGTTATTTCTGCGGGCTTTATTTCAAAAGCACCAGTAGCAGCACCGGCAGAAGGATTTGGCCAAGGAGGACCAACTTGACCCACAAGCTTAGCAATTTGAGCGCGCAGGAGATCATTCTGAAGTCCCAGGTTTTCAGTTTGGAGGGTGGCGTTTACTTTGGCGAGGGATCTTTCTTCGGCGTTTGCAGTAGCGTACATGGCGCGGGAGACATCCTGGCCTGCGGCGGCCAGGGCAGGCCCGACAGAGTCTTGAACTGCAATTGGGTTGTACGAGACGGTGTTCGCTCCGAGAGCATACAAGGGGTGAATTCCAGCTTTCTTTGCATCAGCTACCTTCCATTGAACACCCTGTTGGGCGAATTCTTTCTGCATCTTGATATTGAGGTCCTGCTGCGACTGCGAGGACTTCCGGCCAAACAGGCCACCAAGGAGATTTGCGCCAGCGCCGATGAGAGCGCCACCGATGATTGGATCCATTACTTGCACCTTACATTGGATTTGGGGGGTCGAGGGTTGCGACGAACTTTGCCGCCAGCCTTGCCCTTCGCGTGGAGCACTTCGCGGCGTGCCTGGCGGCGAACGCATGTTACGACCTGGTCAGGCTTGTGATAGCCAATTTCGGTCGAGGGCCAGTAGAGGTCGGCCGGACGGCCGTTTACGGGCTTCTGACGGCTCGGGTAGACCGTCACCCTTCCGGGGTTGCCGAAAAGGGTTCTAGAGGGCTCGTAGGGGCTTGCGTTGGGGTTCCAGGTGCGATCGTCTTGAACGAAGCGCAGAGGGGGAGGGCTAAGAAGGTCCAGGAGAGCGTCCCGCAACCGGGGGTTAGGGTCGACATTGGTGACCCGCGTGACTCGTCTTTTGGTCATTGTGTTAGCC